TGTTTCGTGGACGGGAATCCCGATCGTTCCGCTCCCCATGATGCCGGAAAACATCGGGACCGGATCTGTTTGCACGAGTGCGATCTTGACGGATCCGAAAAACATCAATCTTGGTGTGCTTCGCCAGATCCGGATCGAGACGGACAAGCTCGTTTCCGAAGGCGTTCTCGTGATCGTCGTCTCGCTCCGTGCGGATTGTAAGTACACGGTCGAGGATGCTGTCGTGAAGGCGACGAACATCGGGCTCAGCTGAGCCACAACCACGCGCTGAGCAACCGATAACACCTCACACGAAAGATCACGATCATGGCACTCGGAACATTCACGCTTGTCGAGCAGGCCGCCTCAGTCGGCCCGATCACGCACATTCGATGCACGGTCGTCGGACCTGCATCGTACACCACGGGCGGCGTCGCCGGTCTGCTCGCGCTTGTGCGCGCGGCACTCGGCGGCGCAACGATGAACATCATGTCGGTACAGAGCGAGGGTGACAACGGCGATCATCTCGTCTCGTACGACCACGCGAACGAGAAGCTTTTTCTCCGCGTGGCGTCGACGGGCGCGGAAGTCGCGAACGCGGCCGACAAGTCGGCGACCACATTCGGGCTCCATATCGTTTGCTACTGATGCGCGGTAGCTGAGCGCACCCGAGCACACGAAAGGAAATCACGACAATGTCGATCACAGTCAAAGCCAATTTCGGATCGGGTGGTACCGGTCTCACCCCGAGCAACAGTGCGGGTAACCCGTCGCTCGCTCAGGTGTTGCGCGGGTTGATCACCGATATCGGTGCGGTCCGCGTTGCGACCGTGACGAGCACGAACGCGAGCGATCTCGCGACGGCGATCACGCTGGTCAACGAGATCAAAACGAAGATCAACGCGGCGGCGGCGGTAAGCGCCACGGTAGTCTCCGGATAACGCTCGCAACGACCGCAACACGTGCAACAATGAAGGGCCCCGATCTTGGGGCCCTTCGCAATTCAACCGGAGAAAAAACAATGTCAGCAAGCGAACCGATCCTCGCGAGGATCAAGCCTTTCGATCTGCGCCGCGGCAACTTGACGAAAACCTACACCGTTGCGGGCCGCCGCTTCGTTGTCTCGGATGGCTGGGTCGAGGTTGATTCGACTCTCGCGCGTGTGCTTCACAAGTGCACTGCGGACGGCGAGACGCACGGATCGAAGGTGTTCGACGTGCTTTACCAAAGCAAGGCGATCGCGCTGGAAAAGAAAGAGGAGCTGGAACGTCAACGCGCGCTCGCACGCCGCGCAGACTCGCCGCACCGGATCGGTAGCGCGCGCACCCCGAAGGGTTCGCACGGGGCGATGACAACGGCCGATCTCGCGGCACTTGACGAGGTCGAGGTTGACGACTTCGAAGCGGCGATCAACGGCGGCAACGCGCGTGATCCAGACGCGGAAGAATTCAGCTCGCCGGAAGATGAGGACGAGGTCGACTTGAACGCGCAGAAAGTACGCTACGGCGAGCAGGCCGAGCCAGATCCGGATCTTGCGGATGTGTCACCCGCACCGGCCGCGCCGGTTGTTCCTGGCGCCCCCGGTTCGCCCGCCCCTCGCGCTCAGGCAAAGGCCCGCAAGCGATGAGCGACTCGCTCGACCCGCACGTTGGGCAAGACACACACGAAGAAGCGCACACGCCAGATACAGACCCCGCGCCGGCGAGTGTGCCCGCCGAGGTGCGGTCACTTCTCGAGTACGCCCGCGATGCGTCGCCCCACGCGCAAGAAATCCGTGAGGCGTACGCGCAAGGGCGCGCCGCGGGATTTCAACAAGGGCGCGCGGATGGGTTCAAGCATGGGGTCAAAAAGACCGCGGCGGTCATGCGCGAGATGCTCCCGCAGGCGATCAACAAGGCGGCGATCGACGACTATCGATCGGGCAAGCTCGAACGGTTCGTTGACCAGATCCCGCTACCGACGCAATCGAGCGGCGTCGCCGCGCGCGTTGCAGTCGCGATCGCCGTGATCGGGTACGTACGCGAAGCACTGATCGAAGCGCTGACCGACGTAACCCCTGAAGTTTTACGGGCTCGGAAAATAGGGCACGGGTGTAGCCTCGCAAAAATCATTTTGCGAGCGCCTACCCCCAAGCCCGGCCCCGCGCGGGTCACACTTCGGGCATGCCTCAAGTAATCGCCCGCGGGCAAAGCGTCGGCCCTGACGATCCTCGGATCGTGTTTTTCCACACGCCGGACGGAACGTTGATCGATCCGTTCGCGCTTTCTTTCCAGATCTTCGACGTCAGCACGGAAGCGAAACAGCTCGCACCTTCGCAGGTGTACCCGAGCACGCCGGGCGATCGAATCGAGATCGACGTAAGCGCAGGAAGCCCCGATCGAATGAAAATCCGGCCGTCGGATAAATTCGATCCCTCGATGGGTGGGTGCTTCGCCGCGTCATGGACCCCCGGTGCGGGCGAGCCCTTCGGGCGCCATATGGTGCGATGGTTCTGGACGCAGAAGGAAGGCGCCGACGAGCGATCGTGCGATCAGTTTTTCGACGTGTACTCATGCCGAATGCCCCCCGGCGGCGTGATCTACGCGCTTCCTTCCGAGGTGCGCGACGAGGGTTTGCCGTCATCGGGAATTGGTGCGGTGACTGATGCGCGCTTGCTTCTCGCGAGTATCAAGGCGGCGCAGTTTATCGAACGAATCACGCGGCGATTTTTCGAGCCTCGATTTCTGTCGATCGCGGTCGACGGTAAAAATAGCGGCGCGATCATGATCGGGCCCGGAACGCCGATCATCGGGATCGACGTGATCCGGTACGCGACAACACACCTCTTGCTCTCGTCACTCGCAGCGGATTCGAATTCGTATCGCGTTTATTCGAGGCACTTGTCGCAAGGTTTGCTCTCGCCGGATGATCGCGACAACCCACGGCTCGAACTGTACGGGTTGAAAGACTACTTGACGATCTATTCTCTCGCCGATCTACGCTTCCCGCGAGGTCAGCAGAACGTGGAAGTCTCGGGCGTGTTCGGGTACACCGAAGCGGACGGTTCGCCGATGGGTTGCACCCCGGTGTTGCTTCGTGAAGCGGCGATGCGCCTCACGCTCCGAAATACGGGCAAGCTAACAGATAGCGACGCCGAAACAGATCGACGGTTCGCCGCGCGCATCACGAGCGAACGCACTCGCGATCAAGCGATCACGTACAGCGCGGGGATGCCCCCGGGTAGTCTATCGGCGGGCGCGGCCGCTGGGGCTTTCAGCGGCGATCCATTGATTGACTCGTTGCTCGGCGGGTTCCTTTGCCCGCCCGATATGGGGGCTTGCTGATGTCAAGCACAACGCGCGGCCGCTTGATTCGTCCGCAAATTGTCGAGGTCGGGTTGCTCGACCTGATCGCGACGGCAACCGATACCGGCGATCCGAATTTGCCGAACGGGTACGACGCCGACTTTAGGGAACCGGTGCGCCTGCCCGTGGAAGGCGGCGGCCCGGGCACTACACAACGCGTCGAGAAGTGCGCGCAATTTCGTGCGCAAATTGAGCTTCCGCGGGTTGACGAAACCAAGCAAAGTTTCAGCGGAAACATCCCGCAGACAACGCTTGTCGTCGTTGCGCACTTCGCGGATCTCGAAGCGCTCGGGCTTGTCGACGCCGCGACGGGCGAAGCGATGATCCGGACCATGGCGCGCCTCAAAGCCGCATACACGCTCGGGGGCAAGCTGATCCAAAATTTCGAGCGCTTGGATCTTTACGCGCTGCAAGTCGCGCCCGCGTCGTTTGGTCTCGCAGGGGGTACGCGCAACCTTCTGATCGTCACTTTTGGCCAGCGCGAGAAGGGCACGACGAACGCGTGAAAATCGGGCTTGACAGCAATTGGAAGGCGTCGCGCAAAGTGCTCAGCGACACGGGCGACGCGATCGGTCCGGCCGTCCAAAAGGCGCTGAAACAGGAGGGGGAAGGGATCGTCGGTCTCATAAAAAAGAACATCCAAAAAGGGCCGCCGCCGCCGTTGAAGCACAAGCGCATGAGCAAGGAGGGCCGCGGTGGATCTAAGCCATTGAACGCGGGCGGCGACCTTCGCGGCGCGGTGACGATGATCCCCGCAGATGGTGGCTTGTTCGTCGGTATCCCACGCAACGCGAAGGGGCACGGCGGAAAAACGTACTCACTCGCAGAGATCCACGAGAAAGGGAAAACGATCGCAATCCGGATGACGCCCAAAATGAGGCGCTTTCTTTTCGGCGTGCTGTTCCGAGGTAATTCAGAGGGGCCAAAAGGACCGCACGGGCTCGGGATCATCGTGATTCATATCCCCGCGCGCCCCTTCGTGTGGCCCGCGTTCGTCGAGACGGAGAAAGGTTACGGCGAGCGCATGACGGCGCGAGTCGCGGCGATCTTGAAGCTCTAGCGATCGAGCTACGATCGGGGCGTGTCTACCCCCACGATCACGAGCATCACGCCGTCCGAAGCCCTCGTTGCGGGAACGATCATGGCGCGGATCATCGGGACGAATTTTCGGCAGCAAAGCGCGCCGCCTGCATCGGGCCCCGTCCCCGAGCGGCCGCCCTCTGTACGCGTGACCGTGGGGGGCGTCGAGTGCCCGCGGGTGCACGTGCTCTCGACAACGGAATTGCGTGTTTGCTTGCCGAAACACGCGGCCGGCGCATGCGATGTCGTGATCGAAAACATCGACGATGACGGGGTGCTCGTCGGATCAGAAAGCGTTACGGCGGCAGCGGCGATCACCTACCGTCGCCCGGACCTTTCGAGCAAGGGCGAAGAGTCAACGCTATCGAGGATCGTGCGTGGGGTTCGTCAATTGCTCGCTGAGCAAGTGATCGCCAACGTTGCGATCACGACCTCGACAGATTACGCGGACGATGTTTTCGCGGCCGTAGGTGTTGTCGAAGCGGCGACGCTACCCGCGATCTTGCTGACGAATATCAAGGCGCTCGAAGATCGATTTTATTCGGTAAACACGCTCGCGCGTCGTGAGGACTCGCCAGGGATTTTTACAACGGCGCCCCCGACATTCACGACATCGCCAACAATGACGATCCTTCTGCTTTCGAACAGTGAGGCGGAATTGATAGCGCTCATGTCGTTGGCGACAACAACGATCGATCTAAACAGCGAGCTTGAAATTCTCGCAGATGCAGAAAACCCGGAAGCGGGCGTGGTGCGCTTCGAGCTTGACTTCGAAGGACAGGGGGGATTCACGACGAACAACGTCCCGAACGAGTCTAACCTTCGTCAAGCGACCGCGAATATTGTGATCCGCGGCGTGGTGCTCGAACCGATCGCGGAGGTGCTCGCAGGCGTCGCAGGTCGTACGCGGGCGGGCACTTCGCAGGCGGCGCCGGTGCAAGACGCAACGATCAACCCGGGCGGCATTGATCCTGCCGAGCAGGGGCGCGACCCCGCACCGGATATCGAGGCGCCGATCGTACAATACGCCCCGACATGACGATCACGATCAAGAACCTCGACAAAACCGCACCGCTCACGATTTCATTGCAGGCCGCGCATGAGGGGATCCCTTCGACCGTGCGCGCGCACCCGAGCAAGGCCGATCTCCCGGATGGATCCGTGGGTGTCGTCGTGCTCGAACGCGAGATCTACGGGTCGCTCATGCTCGCGCCGGGTGAGCAGCGCACAGGGCTCCCCGCGAGCATCGCAACCGACCCCGCGATCGTGCGCGCAAAAAAGCGTCAACAAATCGCCGTCACGGGGTGAGCGCACCCCGCAAACGCTTGACCCCCCACGTGTAAGGATCCGATCATGACGTCTGCCCTTCTCAGCTCCAAAATTGTCGTCAAGGAAGAGCCGCCGCAGATGCGGCAGATCGTCGGCGTTCCGACGGCCGTACTCGCTGCGCTCGGGGTGTGCGAGCGCGGCCCCGTGGGTGTCGCGACGCGGGTGACCTCGTTCACACAATTTCGAAAGATTTTCGGCGGGTACGTGACCGCAAGCAAATTCGCATCAGCGGTCGAGGGCGCCTTCGCGACCGAAGCCTTGCAAGAGGCTTGGATCGTGCGGACCGCGCACTACACCGACAACACCGATCCGGCCACGTGCACGGCCGCAGCGGCAGCCCTTGCAGACTCGCTGGCGACCGCTGCGCCGATCGATACGCTTGACGTCGCGGCCAAGACGCCGGGGGCGTTTGGTAATGCGATCTCGATCAAGATTGCGGCGGCGACAAGCGGAGAGGCCGAACGCTTCAATTTGACCGTGCTTCGCTCAGGTGTGATCGCCGAGTTTTACCCGAATTTGACCATGGATCCGACCGACGCACGCTATGCGGTCGACTTCATTGCAGACGACGGTACGGGGTCGGATCTGATCGAGCTGACGCGTGTCAGCTCGCTGTCAACGACAACGCTTCTCGCGCGCCCAGTCAACGGGACTTTCGGTCCGATGACTGGCGGCAATGACGGGCTCACGAGCCTTGCAGACTCGGATTATGTCGGCGCCACGAGCGTTGACGGAAAGACCGGTCTTCGTTGCTTCGATAAGGTTCCGGATCTCGCGCTGCTCATGGTGCCCGGCGTCGCGACTGCCGTTGTCCATAGCGGGATGATCAACTACTGCGAGGTCATTCGAGAAGGATCGATCTACGCGGTTCTCGAAACCCCTGCGGGTTCGACCGCCGAGGATGCTGTCACGTACACGGAAACGACGGCGTCACTTCTCGAGCTGAGCGAGTTTGGCGAAATCGTTTGGCCGTGGATCAAGATCACGAACCCGAGCACGGCCGTTTACGGAAACGTCCCGACGATCACGATCCCCCCGAGCGGCGATCGAATCGGCGCCATGGTGCGCACCGATGCGAAGCGCCTTGGCGGGATCTACGATCCCCCGAGCGGTGTCGAGCGCGGGTTGCTTCTGCGGGCCGTGGGTGTCGACTCGGAGGATTGTCTCGAATCCGAAAAGCGCGATCTGGTCGCGCCCAAGCGGATCAACCCGATCAACCGTCGCGGTACGGGCGGCCGCTTCTACGTCGACGGGACCGACACGCTCAAGTCTACCGGCGATTTTCCGTCGGTTGCTGAGCGGCGCGGCGTGATCTTTATCGAACAGTCGATCAAGCGCTCGCTCGAGTTTGCTCGGCATTCGAACAACGACGATGACCTTCGCGCCGACTGCGACACCGCGTGCGACAAATTCCTTGACGAGCAAATGAAGCTCAAGGCATTCCGCTCGCAGGTCAAAGAAAAGGCGTACTTTATCGACTTCGGTCGAGGCTTGAACACCGACGCCGTCGTGTTCGCAAACAAGTTGCTGGGCCGGATTGGTCTCGCGACGCAAAAGCCGGTCAAGTGGGCGATCTTGACCTTCTCGCAGGACACGCGGGCGTTCGACACAGCGGCCGCGCTCGCGAACGGATGATTTTGGGCGCGGTGCGCCCACTCACCTACCTCTGAAAAAGGATCACGATCATGGCCGTCACCGGCGCACCCGTCACGTACCACAAGAAATTCAAATTCCTCGTCTACATCAACGGCGTCGTACGCGCCGCGTTCAACAAGGCGGGGCCGCTCGAAGGCGAGATCGCCGTTACCGAAACATTCGAGGGCGGTGCGGTGCACGCGGACAAGTCTCTTGGCCGTGTGAAAACAACGAACATCAAGCTCGAACGAGGCGCGACGAACGATCGCGATCTTTGGGATTGGTTTGCAGCGGGCGCGCAGTTTACCGACGGCGAAGCGGCCGACGATACCGATCTCAAGCGCACCGTAGAAATCGCTCAGCAGACGCGAAGCGGTCGCGAGGTCAAGCGCTGGCGTGCAACCGAAGCCTTGTGTTGCAAATTCACCGCTGGCGATTGGGATAACGGATCGGACGAGAACACGATGGAGAGCGCCGAGATCGCATACAAAACGCTGCGCCTCCTGAAAAATATCTGAGCGGCAACGCTCAGCGAGTGCAAGCCTACGAGGGCGCCCCCGGATATACTGGCGGCGCCCTCGAACATTTTGGAGACACCGCACATGTCAGCAGAAGATCCGCAGACCCTACCATCCGGCGCGAAAATTCGGTTTTCGCCGCTCACGGCGAAGCAAGCAAACATTCTCGCGGCGGGTGCCGAGAAGTCGACAACGTCAACGCTGCTACTCGCCTCATGCACGGCCGAGGTCATTGACCATGGTCCGTATACCAAGGCAGACAATGCAAACGGCTTCGGGTGGCGTCGTGCGCTCGTGGGTGATCGCCTCGCGGCGCTGCTCTTTATTCGCGCGCTCACCTACGGCCCGTCCTACGAATTCAAGGTCCGGTGCTCGTTGTGCCCGGTAAAGCTGGATCTGTTTCGATGGGAAGTGCAGATCCCCGCAGACATCACGATCATCCCCTACCCCGTCGAGACTTTGATCGCGTTTCGCGAGGGCGCCCGGGGCGTGCCCGTGAAGCTTCCGGACGGTCGCGATGCGGTCGCGAAGATCATCACGGGCGAGGACGAAGAAGAAGCGCAAGAACACGCGCGCGAGCTTGCGAAAGAGGCGGAAGGCAAAGAGACAACGGCGATGCTCGCGCGTCTTTTCCTTTCGGTCGACGGCATGCCGTCGCGCCCCGAATTGTTCGAGGACGTTCCTTTTCCGCTGATCCCCGAGTACGTCGACGCTGCAAGCGCGGTGTTTGGCGGCGTCGAGACATTGATCGAGACGGCGTGCCCTCGATGCGGGAGCGAGGTGCCCGTACAGCTCCCTTTCGGACGAGGCTTCTTCCTGCCCGAAAAGAAGTCGAAGCGACGCTCGCCAGGCTAACAGATCCGCTCAGCGGACCGGTTATTTTCGACGAGGACAACCCGATCGAATTGTGGTCTTCGTCGATGGTGCCCGATCCGTTTTATGGGTGCTTCTCGGCATTCGACGATCCGGATGCGATCTGGTCGATGGTTTTCGACGCGACATACAAGGCGCACGGCGGATCGGGCTCAAATCTCACGGTGACCGAAGCGCTCGAGATGCCGCTTGATCGCCTCGTTTGGTGGGTCGAAAAAGTTGGCGAGATGCGATCCGCTGAGAGTGATGCGATCCGACGGGCGAGCGGCAAGTAGCGGCGCCCGTGGGTGATACCCTGCGGGTATGAACGGCGCAGGCGGGCTAGGGCTAGGATTTGTCATCACGGCCAAGGACATGGCCACAAGCGTCATGCGCGGCGTCGGTCGCGAGGTCGACGGCATGGCCAAGCACGCCGCTAATTCCGGCGATGCGATGAAATCCGCGGGCGACGAACTAAAGTCGATGGGCCAAAAGATGACCGTCGCGGGCATGGCGGGCGGCGCCGCGCTCGGGTACGCGGCCAGTGAAGCGGCCGAGTACGGTAAAAAAGTCGGCCTCGTTCAAACGATTGCAGACTCGGCTCAATTCCCGCTGAAAAAGATCCAAGAGATTGGATATGACATGGCGGGCACGTACGGGGGCGACGCGGGGACGCAGGTCGCCGCGCTGTACAACGCGCTTTCGTCAGGTGCCTCGACCGCGGCCGACGCAACCGCGCTCATGAATGAGGCGAATAAGCTCGCTGTTTCCGGGTCAACCACGGTTGACTCCGCAATGGGGGGCTTGACGGGCACGGTCAACGCTTTCGGGATGCAAATGACGGAAGCGTCCAAGGTGAGCGATGCGTTTTTTACGGCGGTCAAGCTCGGGGCCGCGGATATGTCAGTCGATGTGCTCGCGAAGCAATTCTCCGGCGTATCGGCGACGGCGCACACGTTGGGCGTCTCGTTGGATGACACGCTCGCGGGTCTCGCGAAGCTCACGGCCAGCGGCACGCCTACATCGCAAGCGGTGACGGAATTGAAGGCGGTACTCACGTCGATCATGCAACCGAGCGCCGACGCCGCCGCGGAAGCGAAGCGCCTCGGGATCGCGTTCGACATGGCCGGGCTCAAGTCGAAGGGTTTGCAGGGTTTGCTTGACTCGATTCAAGCATCCGGAAAGATGACCCCCGACACGATGAAAAAGCTTTTCGGTTCATCGGTCGAGGCGTTCGGCGGTATCTCGAAGCTGTACGGGGACGGCGGAACACAATTCCGAGATTTCGCCTCGCAGATGCACAACGCGAGCGGCGCCGCAAACACCGCTTTCGGGATCATGAGCAGCAAATCCGCCTTTGCGGCGGGGCAACTCAAGGCGAACCTAGGCGTCGCGTTGCTGCGGATCGGCGACATCATCGCGCCCGTTTTCGGTGCGATCGGCGCGGCGATCAATATCGTTGTGCTCGCGTTCAACAAGGCGCCCGCACCGCTGCAGAAAATGCTGGTTTACGGGGCCGCGGCGGCGTCGGCGCTGCTCGTTCTCACGGGGGCGGCGCTCACCCTAGCGGGGACGATCATGGGCCTTGCTGCTGTGGGTACAGCGGCCGCGGCGGCGTTCGGCGTCGTGATCGGCGTTTCCGAGGTCATGACGGTTGCGATCGCGTTCGCCGGCGCAACGATCGCGACCTTCACCGCCGCGGCAGAAGCGAACGTCGGGGGATTCGGATCGTTCGTCAAAGATGCGTTTGCGAAAGCCTCGCTCGCAGTAAGCGCGCTTTCGGATCTGTTCTCGACCGGGCAGATGTCGGGGGCCGTCGCGAAGGAGCTGTATAAAACCGAGAATGACGGGCTATGGCAATTCGTAAAACAGCTTTATTTGTGGGGCGCGCGCATCGGTAACTTTTTCGCGAACATCGGTGCGGGTGTCTCGGAAGGGCTGTCCGGCATGACCGAGCCCTTCGAAGAATTGAAGGGCGCTTTGATGGGTCTCGCTGAGGCTTTCGGCGTCGTTCCAGAAAGCGCGGAAGAGTCAACGAATTCGTTCGTCGAATTCGGCTCGGCCGGGCGCAACGTCGCGAGCATCGTCGTTAGCGGGATCAAGCTACTTGTCGGTGGTTTTACGACGCTCGCAAACTTCGCAACGGGCGTCGTGACCGGATTTCGCAACGTGTGGGCAACGGCCGGGCAAGTCGCACCCGTTTTCGACACGCTTTCGCAAGTCGTGTCGATGGTGGGGACGGCATTCGCGGCGTTCACGGGCGGCACTACGGCCGCGTCAAGCGGCGCGCAGGGTCTTGGAACCACAATGGGATCCGTGCTCGGCGGGATCGCGATGGTGTTCGGTATTTTCGTGAACGCGATCGCAACTGGATTCTCGTTTATGGTGGGTGTCGTCGGCGCGTTTGGGTCGCTGTTCCAGGGCATCGCGGGGATCGTTTCCGGCGTTGTCAACGTGGTTGGTGGCGTGCTTTCCGGAAATTGGGCTCAGGCGTGGATGGGCGCGAAGCAAATCGTTGCCGGGGCAGTGCAAGGGATTATCGGCGCGCTGATGTCAATCATTGGCGCGGTGCTCGGCATTGTGGACGGGATCGGCCGTATGCTCGGCAAAGATCTAGGCTTGCAAAAAGGCATCGAAGCCCAAAAAGGCGCCATGAACAAATCTGTGTCGGAGGGTCTTGGGCTCGATCAGCCGCAGAACGTGATCCCGCTGAAACCGCCGCCCCCGAACGGCCCGCAACCGGTGCAAACAACGCCCGGGGCGCTACCTACGCCAGCAACACCGCCCGGCGTCACCGCACC